CCTACACCCCCAACAAGGATATTGATGGGGATTACACGGTTGATATCACCTATGGACTGATGGCCGGATTAAACCCCAACCAGGCTTTGGTATTCGGACTCCAAGCGCGCGGAGACCAATTAATTTCTCGCGACTTCCTCCGCCGTCAGATGCCTTGGGAAATCAACGTTACACAAGAAGAACAAAAAATTGAAATAGAAAAACTGCGTGACTCTCTTGTTGCAGCAATAAGTGGATACGCGCAAGCTATCCCTTCACTTGCAACACAAGGACAAGATCCTGGTGAGATTCTTTCACGTATTGCAACAGTTATCGCTGGTAGACAAAAAGGTCAACCTATAGAGCAGGTAATCGCGGAAGCGTTTGCCCCTCAAGCGCCACCTTCTGCTGAGGTTGTACCACCTGGTATGGAACAACCCGTCCCCGGTTCCTCAGGTCAGGTTCCCTCTGGTGGTGCTTCAGGATTAAGTGCAATAACTGGTGGTCCACGTGGCGTGGTGCCAGGACAAGTGGGACAAGGTGGTCGTCCACCAATACAAAGTTTGCTCGCCGGACTTACCGGTGGTGGCAAGCCGACACTATCTTCTAGTGTCTCAAGAATGGTCCCTGCGGGCTAAGAAAAGGAAAAAAAATGAAGTCATTTAGTGGCGGAAAGAAGCCAGCAAACCAAGGGTCTGCTGGAAAAGCTTACGAACAACCAGTTAAAAAATCTGGTGTTCCAAGTATTGCAAAACCAGGTATGTCAAAGACAATGTTCTCTGCACAACCATCTGGTACACGTGGTGGCAAAGCACCAAAACGCGCTGGTAAGTAATAATTAAATTTAAGGACGTATAATAATGGCAAGAGGTGGAATGAGACCAACAGCACCGCAAAACAATCCTATGAATGTTTCTGCGCGTGGTGGTAATGGTCAAAGCGGTGACGCTACACAAGCAGCCAAATATGTCCCAGGTCTCCCTTATGGAGAAGGACAGGCTCTAATGCAAACGCAGCAAGCTTCTCCTTTGGCTGCGGCTCCGAGTATTGAACAATCAAGTATGCCTTCGGGCCTCGCATCAGCCGCAGCCTCACAATCAGTTGTACCAATGAATGCACCAACCTCAATGCCAAATATTCCAGTTACTGACGGGGCTGATTTTGGACCAGGCGTAGGTATGGATGCTTTAGGTTTAGGCAGTCGCGATCAAGCAGCAGATGATGCTTATGCAGCGCAAATTGCCGCTTATATGCCAGCTTTATTAACTATTGCAGCAAATCCTAATACATCAAACATGACACGTATGATTATTAGAAAACTCAGGGACCAAATTTGATTGATTTAAACGAGCGTTTGGGTTTTAGCGAACGAATAACAAGGCTCGGTAAAAATCTTGGTGGAGCAGTTCTATCCCCTGCTAAACTTGTGTGGGACGTTGCTACAGCTCCTCTTAATGATGCCGAAGAGTTTAATGGTATTTCTAATACTTTAAAAACATCTGTTGGCAATTTTGTTAAATCTGTTGGTCGCCCAATTGGTAATTTACTGTCAGACATTGATGCTATAAATAGAACCTTTATTCGCGAACCTTTAGGTACAGCTTCTTTAGCTATCTGGGAAATGCGTAATAATGATGTTGATTTTAGCGCAGCTTGGGAAAAGGCTTGGGAAGCAAGAAACGAAGTCTCACTTGGTCAATCACTTGCTGCTAACATTTTTAGTAATACCTTTACTCGTAGCGCTTTTGTTGATGAATCAAAAGGTGCTAACCTTTTTAATGAATTTGATATTTTTAACAAAGAAGAACGCGACAAAGTTTTTAAGCAATCAGCATTTGGTCGTATTGCTTCTGGTAGTTTTGATTTTACTGCACAACTTTTTGGTGACGTAACCCTTGTCGGTGGTAAAGTTGCTAAAGGTGTTCGTTTAGGCGAAGCAGGAATTAGTTCTCTTAAAAGATTTAAAACTCCAGAAGAATTACAAGTAGCAGTTTTTAGAGAAATTGATTTAGCTAAAGAAGCACAAGTTGCTTTACGTGATGGTGTTGAAGGTGTAGTTAATAAATACTCAACTCCTATTAAAAATTATCGTGATAATGGTATAGGATATGCATTATCAACAGATTTTGTTAAATCATCAGATGATCCAGGAACTCTTGGATATTTACTGGGTACAGCCAAAACAGATGATGAAGTAGCGTTTACTATGCGCGCTGCTCTTGGTGATAAAACAGCACTTACAGAATTACAAAAATTACGTCCTTCTAACGCTGCAGCTATGAATAAAATGTTTGGTAATCTTAGCGAAGCTGATAAAAACGTAATAGCTCCTTTATTTGATCCACAAACTGGTAGAATATTAGATATTAACGAAAATCCAAAAGCTTTATCAGAAGCAGGATTTGAATATGATGATCTTTACCAAAACAATGATTTCTTTAAAAAGTTTGTTGACACTTTTGAATCCCCATCTCAAAAAGGCGTTGGCACAACTGACAAAATGGTTACACGTACTTTTGGTACGTCAGAGCGTTATAAAAGATTTGAAGATTTTATAGCCAAAGGTAGAGTAACTAAACTTCTTGGTAATCCAAAACCCGGTTCTTCTACAGTAGAATTTTTTCAACCAACCCGTTGGAATCGCGCATACGCGCGCGTAACTTGGGCTGCAGGTGAGAGACCAGCATACATTGCTAACATAAATAGCCCTGATTCATATCAAGAAATACTTGCATCAGTTAATCGTGCTCGTAAAGTTATTGGTAATCAAAAAGTTGATGCCGCAGGTAAAATGATTTATGAAGGCTTTAGTGCAGATGATGCAAGTAGAATAATTAAAGAATATTCTGCTGCAACAACACCTGAACAACGTTCTATTGTTATTTTAAAACTTGAAGAAGAAGTTGTAAACAAAGTAGCACAAAAACATGGAATATCTTCAGAGCGTGCTAAAGAAATTTTTGATGGTAATACTCGCGCTAAACAATCAGCTTTAGCATCTTTTAAAGAACGTGGTTATGGTTTAGATAAAAACGGAGACCTTATCAAGGTTCCTATATATGAATCACAAACAGCAAACCATATGCCTATTATGGATTTTGATGTTCTTGATAGAACAATTCAAAACAATTTATCTGTTCTTAAAGGTCCTTTGACTCTTAAGGATAGCGTTGTTGATCTTGCTGATGTTATGCAAGATTTGTTTAAAGTCGGTGTTTTGCTTCGTCTTGGTTACACCACACGTAACGCTGTTGATTCACAACTTCGTATTATGGCTGCTTATGGCCCAATGATTGCTTTAAAGAACATACCTAAAGGTATAGGTAATTTCATTACTAACGCCTCAACTGTCCCTGGACGTTTAGTTGATAATATTAAAGTTTGGCGAGGTAAGGAAACAGTATCTTCTTATAGAAGTAGAATTGATGTTGAAGCTAGACAACTTGGTAAACAAATTGGTGAAATTGAATCTAATATCAAAGCACTAGATGACAAAATTGCTAAAGTTGAAGCAGGTCCAGTAATCCCAGAGTTTCAAGCTGAAGGATACACTGTTGATGAATCACTTATTATTAAATTTGGTAATGATCAATCTGTTCAAAAAGTAATTGATAAACAAAATGAAATATTTGTTAATAACCCTAGATTTTTAAAAGATGTTGATAAAGAATTTTATGATACTGTAGAATATCCAGTTTCTGATGAAATGAATGAAATCTTATCATACACCAGAAGTAAAGCTCAAGAAGGTGTACTTAAGAAAAAGGGTTTGTTTCCATTAAAGGTTATTCTTGATGGATTAGAAGGCAGAGGACCACTTGGGCAAGTTGGTGGACCAGAATACATTGAAGCAATTATTAAACGTGGTCGTGCAGACTATGTAGATAAAGTTGATGATTTTGGAATTAATACCCAAGGTGTTGTTCAAGCAGAATTAAGTCCTGGTGGTTTTGGTAAAGGCGAATGGGAACAAATATCAATTACTGATGGTAGAAGTAAAACTCGCTACGTTAAAGTTGATTGGTTTCCAAGCACTGCAAAAAAGAATGAATTTATTGAAGAAGCTAAAGAAAGATTTTATCGCGAATCCTACACTCCTGATGAATTAAGAGCAAGCCTTAAAGCTCAAGAAGAACAACACGCTGCTAAGTATTTACAAAACTGGGATCCTGATACTTCATTGTATTATGGTGAAAAACAAAACCTTACAACAGAACTTGAAAATCTTAGATTAAAATACAATAGTATTGTTGATGATATTGCAAAGATTGATGCACCAATCACAAAGAAAACTATTGGTCAAGAAGACATTATTATTCCAAGTCAATTTGGTGAAGCATATACTGCGCGTGGTTCTAGAGGTTTAGGTACAGAACTTAACGTAAGAGACGTTTCTAATGCCGGTACTTATGAATCACAGGTAACTGGTTATTCTTCAGCATTAATGAGAGATTTAGAATTTACTGGTCAAGCAACTATTACCCCTGACATGGTAAACTATTACGAAGAATTTGCAAGAGCTCATAATAACATATTAATGAATGACTCTACAACAAGGTATTTGTTAAGTAAATATAAGTTATCAAATGATTGGGACAAGGCCGCTAAACAAACAGAAAACTGGTTAAGAAATGCGCCAGAAGGTAAGGCTGCTGCTAAAAGACTTAGTCCTTTATCTGTTAATAAAGATGCACCTGTTTCTTTAGGTTTAGCTTCTGATGATATTGCTGAGTATATTCAGGTAATGGTTAATAATACTAAAAATCTTATTCCTGAAGGAACGTTTAAAGACGAACTTGTAGACAGAATTATTAAACGTAAAGTTTTTACACCAAATGAATTGCGTAAAATGTTTCCTGATACAAGTTCATTGTCACCAATAGTTGGTAGAAAACTTGAAGAAGATTACACTAGAAATATTGCTAAATCGTTTAACAAATGGATTAATCAAGCATTTAAAGTATTAGGCACAATACCTGAAGATAAATGGGCAAGACTTCCATTATACGATACCCTTTACAGAAATGATTTTACTCAAAGAGTAATGTTAAGTGAAGCTTTAAAAGGCGGAGCTTTAACTTCAGCTGAAATGGGCAGATTAATGAAAGCTGCTCACACCCAATCTGTACGCGAAGTTAATAAAATTCTTTACACAGTTATTCGCAAGAGTAATCTTGGTGGTTTAACCTTTATCCGTATGATTTCACCATTTTTTGGTGCTCAAGAAAACGCTATAAAAACTTGGGCACGCTTAGTTGGTCGTAATCCAGTAATCTTAAACAGAGCACAACTTATTTGGACAGCACCTAACCGTGCAGGGTTTGTTACAGACAGAGATGGCGAACCTATTGAGCAAGAAGCATTAAGCTCTGATGGAACAATTTGGTTAGAAGTACCGCAATCATTGCAAAAACTTCCTGGTCTTAACTCATTAAATCAAATGGGTATACCTAAGAGATCTTTAGATATCGTTTTCGGTGGTGGTTTTGAACTACCTGTTGGTCCTTATGTAGCAATTCCGGCTTCTACCATTGTTAAAAAGAAACCAGAACTTGAAGAATCATTAAAATGGGCTTTACCTTTTGGTCCTGAGCGCAATGCTGTGATGGCTATGATTCCTACTTGGATGAAACGTCAAATCGTTAAGACTCAAGGTCAAGATAGCCCAGAATTTGCTCGTATGTACCAACTAATTTGGACAACTGAGCAACATAAAGCACGCGAAAATGGCACACCATACAAAACTCCACAAGAGATTGAAAAAATGGTTAAAGCATTTTACAATATGCGTACTATTGCTAACTTAGTTCTTCCTTTCTCACCACGTTTTGATTCACCATACCGTATGCACATGGATATGTGGCGTGAATACCAAAGAAAATTTGGTAAAGATGCTGATGAAATGTTCTTAAAAGATCATGAAGAATTCTTTGATCTAGCAATTAGCCTTTCACAAAATGTTGGTGGAGTTCAAGCATCTGTTGATGCTGTTTCTGCTACTAAAGCTAATAAGGAACTTGTTTCAACACTTTATGCAACTGAACCATCATTAATTGGTTTGATAGTAAATAACCCTACAGGTTATGATTTTTCTCAAGCAGCTTACGAATGGCAATATGCTACACCAGTTACCCCTGGTTCTAAGCAAACATTTCGTGGTACTTCAGATCCTTTTGAGGTTCAAAGACGAAATGAAGCAACAAAGGGTTGGGTTAAATACAGACAGTTTATGTCTACCCAAGTTGAACCAGTTTTAATGGATCGTGGAATAAGCTCAATTCGTGATCGTAGGGCAAAAGATCTTGCAGCTATGCGTAATGATTTTATTACTAAACTTGGTACAGAAAATGTTGCTTGGCGTGATGACTGGTTGGATACTGACGGATCTAAAACTGGTCGTGTAATTCGTGGTCTTCAAGCAATTCTAAGTGATGAAAAGTTTATGCAAGTAAATGCAAATAATCCTACTTGGAAATCTGTTGCTTTGTATCTTCAATTAAGAGATCAAGTTGCTGATGAGTTATCACAACGTAGAGTTAAATCTTTAGGTGCTAAAGCTAATATAGGAATTGCTCAAGCATTTGATGCAGCAGTTGGACAATTAAAACAACAAGATATTGGATTTAGTGATCTTTATGATAGATTTTTATCTAATGATCTTGTTTACGACAAATTTACAGTGGGTGAATAATGGCTCAATATACTAGAGAAGAAATCGTTGGTATCTTGCGTGAAGCAGGTATACCAGAAAAAGATATTCCTATTATGGTTGCTATTGCTTTAGCAGAGTCTAGAGGCAATACTGATGCCATTGGTGACGAAAATCTTGTTAATGATAAATGGGATGAAAGCATTGGTTTATTTCAAATACGTAGTTTAAAAAACCCTAATGACCCAAGATTTAATAAAGCAGACAAACTAAGGATTAAAGATAAGTTATTTGATCCGGTTTACAATGCTAAAGTTGCTTACGAAATTAGCAAAAGAGGAAAGACTTGGAAAGACTGGACAACTTTTACCGAGGGAACCTACAAAGAATTTATGGATACCAGTCCTTCTCGTTCAAACATTAGACTAGCCGGTGGCGGCATAAAAGGAAGAAGTAAACCAATAGTTATGGCTGAAGAAACAGTAAATGTAACTGAAGAAAATAAAGATCAATTTTTAGTTCCAGCTGTGGTTGGACGAGGCGGTAGCGCACTTTTAATTCCTAAAGCAAAAAGAGAAGCTAATTCTAAACTAAGCAAAGAACGTAAAAAATTAGATGATTTAATTGAAGACTTTGAAAACATCACATCTACTGTAACTCAAGAGCAGATTGACAAACAAACAAAAAAAGTTGAAGCTGCAGAAGCAGAAGTAATTGCTGTTGAAGAAAAAATACAAGAAGTAACAGGTAGAAAAGAAAAAGAAGCAAGTAAAGAAAAAGATCTTTCTAGAACTGATACTCAAATTTCTCGTATTGAAGAACAACTTAATCAAATAAGATCTACCGGTAAAATGCCAGTTGTCCCTGGTCAAAGAGGACCTTCTTCTCCTGCAAAAAAAGGATACGTTCAAGATCTTGAAGATAAACTTAGCGATTTAAGAAGAGAAAAACAAAACTTACTAATTGACGCAGACGTTAAAGCTGTTGAAGATTTTGTACCCAAAACTCCTGCGTATGTAAATCCAAATCTAACAACTAATACTGATGGTTCCCCAAAACCAATAATTCCTAGAGGTATGGGTGAATCAGTTTATCTTGGTGATGTTGAAACATTTAAAGAGGTACCACTTCCTTCTCTTGGTCAGACAACTGAAACAAGAACAATGGCTGTTTCCGCTGGTACTAATGTGCCTCAAGATCTTGAAACACTTAAAAGAATGTGGTTCAATACTGATCCAAAAGCACAAGCTTTAGTTAAAAGATTTAAAGATCAATATGCTGCTAGAGGTTTAGTTGCAACTCAAAGAGACTGGGAATCAGCCTTAAATGACACAGCTGGTGTCAATATGGATAATCCTACTCAAACCCTTTGGCAAACTGTAGATAACATGATTTCCGGTGGTGCCGGTGGTACAGGAACTGGCCCTTCTGCTAAAGAACTTAAAAACAGAAAAGAAGCAATTAGGCTTATTGCAACCGAACTTGGTGTTGAACTTACTGATGGTCAAGTTAATTCACTTGGTTACGAATACGCAAATGGCAACATTGATGCAACAACTGTTAGATCACGCATTGCCTCAACTGGTAACATTAACTTTGCTACTGGTGAAGCCGCTAAAACTATTGATGCATTAAAAGCATCTGCTGCTGCTTATGGTGTATCTTATGACCCTTCTTGGTACAACCAATCAGCTAGAGATATTCTTACAGGTAAAGTTGACAACGATACTGTAACTCAACAACTTAAAGAATTAGCTAAATCACGTTATCCTTCATTGGTTAAGCAAATTGATTCAGGACTTACTGTTAGACAAGTTGCTTCACCATATTTTCAATCTATGGCTAACATTCTTGAAGTTAACCCTAATGATATTACTATGGAAGACCCTACAATTAAACAAGCATTTACTTCGCTTAATGTTGATGGTCAACCTTCAACTAAAGCTTTATGGCAATTTGAGCAAGAATTAAAACAAGATCCTCGTTGGAGATTTACTAAGAACGCTCAAACTGACCTTATGGGAACGGCTCGTAAAGTCCTTCAAGACTTTGGATTGGTATCTTAATGGCAAAGCCATCATCACCTTCTAAGACACAGCAAGCAGTTGCTGCTAATAAGGCTGCTCAACAAGCAAGAACTCAACGTGTTGCTGAGACTACTAAAAAACTTGAACAACTTAAAAAGCCAACTGAATCTACTACTAAACCTACTACTACTACATCTACAACTTCTACTGGCCGCCCTACTGGTCCTGCTATTGCAACTGTATCTAATGAAGAAGCAGCAAGACGTGCAGCGCAAGAAGTTGAAAATGCTCGTATTCAAACACAAAGAACTGATTGGGTTGAATACACAACTCAAATGTTTAATAACTATGGTCTCGGTACTCTTGCTCCTAAGATTACAGAATATGTTCAACAAGGTTTTAGTCCTGATACTGTAACTCTTAAACTTCAAGAAACACCGGAATATAAACAACGTTTTGCTGGTAATGAATCACGCAGAAAATCAGGATTGTCTGTTCTTTCACCTAAAGAATATCTTGCAACAGAAGATGCCTATCGTCAAATTATGAGATCAACTGGTTTACCTAAAGGTTTTTATGATTCACCGGATGATTTTAGTAAATTCATTGAATCAGATGTTTCCCCAACAGAACTTAAACAACGTGTTGATTTAGCACAAACTGCTATAGATAACGCTGATCCTTACTACACACGTACCCTTCAAGAAATGTACGGTCTATCTAACGGAGATATGATTGCTCAAGTTCTTGACCCACAACGTGCATTGCCATTTATTACTAAACAAGCACAAGCTGTTCAATTTGGTGCTGCTGCCGTTCGTCAAGGTTTACAAGTTGCAAAACCTGTTGCTGAACAATATGCAGGTATGGGCGTTACAGAGCAACAAGCAGAACAAGGTTTCCAAGCAGTTGCACAAATACTTCCAACAGCTGAAAGACTTGGTCAAATCTATGGACAAAATTATAATCAAGAACAAGCGTTATCTGAAGTCTTTGGTGGACCTATGAGTGCTGATGCAATTCAAAGACGTAGAAGACTTGTAGAAATGGAACAATCATCATTTGCTGGCCGTGCAGGTGTAGGTAGAAGTTCACTTGCACAAGGAACACAAGGCCAGATTTAAAAACCTGCTAAGCGCACCGGCACTTAGAAGCGTAACCGAAGACCGGTAGTAATAGCCATCACAGATTCCCCTGTTTGTGTATGTGGATTACGACAACTTAATGAAAGGGAGTGGCTGCAATGGCCAACCAATACGAATACGAAGACGAATACGAAGAGCAAGATAACGGCCCAGCCGAACTTCGCAAAGCACTAAAGAAAGCACAAAAAGAACGTGAAGCTATTGAAGCTGAACTTTCTCAACTGCGTTCCGATATGCGTTCTCGTTCCGTCAAAGATGTATTGGCCTCAAAAGGTGTATCAGATAAACTAGCGAAACTTATTCCTAGTGATGTGAACACACCTGAACAGATTGATGCTTGGTTAAGCGAATACAGTGATGTATTCGGTATTAAACAAGATGAGCCTGTTCAACCTGCCGTTGATGAAGAAACAATCAACGCTAATCAACGAATCAATAATGTTACTTCAACAGCACAAAACCCTTCAGGTGAGCAATCGCAACACCAAAAGGTTTTAGCTGCGAAAACAAAAGATGAACTTGATCAGCTGTTGTTTGGTCAATCACTCGGTAGATAAACGCAACTACTATCAACCTTGAAAGAAGGTGAACTAAATTGCCTACAGAAAATTATACTAGTACTAGCACCGCGTCCCTTGGAACTTCCTTGGTACAGACTGCTTATGACCGCTATGTAGAATTTGCTCTGCGTGCTATGCCACTTATCCGCGATGTTGCTGATAAGCGCCCTGCACAACAGGCTATGCCAGGTTCATCTGTCGTATTCCAGTTATACACTGATTTATCGGCAGTAACCGGCACTTTAACTGAAACTGTAGATCCAGATTCAGTAGCTTTAGGAAATACAAGCAACGTAACCGTAACTCTAAATGAATATGGAAACGCTGCAATCGCAACACGCAAATTAGAACTGTTCTCATTGTCTGATGTTGATCCAGCAATCGCTGACATCATCGCATTCAATATGGCAGATTCTATTGACAACTTTGCACAAACAGTGCTACGTCAAGGTTCAAACGTAATTTACTCAGGTGGTGGAACAACAACTACTGGTGTTACCGGTGGTTCTGTCATCACTTCAGCAAATATCCGTAGAGCTATTGCTAAATTGCGTGCAAACAAAGCTGTTCCACGTGTTGGTGAATTGTACTGGGTTGGAATACATCCAGAAGTTTCACACGACTTACGTGCAGAAACAGGCGCAGGCGGATGGCGCGAAGCACACGTTTACAACGAATCAGGTGCTGGCAATCTATGGCCAGGATCAATCGGTGTATACGAAGGTGCAATGTTCGTAGAATCACCACGTTTGTACAACGCTACAGACGGTGCTTCTGGAACTACACGCGTATTCCGTACACTAATTGCTGGTAAACAAGCACTTGCTGAAGCAGTTGCTGAAGAACCACACGTAGTTATCGGACCTGTTACCGATAAGTTAATGCGTTTCCGTCCAATCGGATGGTACGGCGTTCTTGGATTTGCTCGCTACCGCGAAGCATCCTTGTTCCGCATTGAGTCAACCTCAAGCATCAACAACGTCTAATTTAGGCGAAATTGTAGCCCCCATTGGAAACGGTGGGGGTTACACCTTTTAAGGAGAACAATGGCTTATTATTTTTTACCACCTACTGTTGAAGAAGGCCCTGCCGGTGGTGGAGCATTGTTTTACCGTTATAAGTTGACTAGGGCTAATAGTGTTTTACAGAGGACTGACGGGTCCTATTATAGTGTTCGTACCCCAAGCGTTGATGAAACACAATCCGCTTTGTATTACTATCCGGGTGGTCACAAGAATTTGATTTCTGATGCAGAACGTACAAGTTTAATCGCTGCCGGTTACGGCGCCAATATTATAGAGGAATAGATGACACCAGGTAGATACAATATGAAAGTTTATCAAGGGGCTACTTTTACCCTTAGACCACAGTGGAAAATTGATGGCACATATGTTAATGTGACCGGTTACACTGCTGCTATGAGTGTTAAGTATTCACCTACTTCTGTTTCAACAATTATTTCTTTGACTTCTTCTAACGGTAAAATTACTGTTGGTACTACTGATGGTAAGTTTACTTTGAATCTTACTGCTGCTGAAACCACAGCTTTGGCTGCTGGTAATTATGTTTATGATCTTGAAGTTACTGCCCCTGATTCTACTGTGACTCGTTTACTTGAAGGTGGCTTTACTGTTTACGAAGGGGTCACTTCTTAATGACAACAGTTTTTTCTACAGCAGTTGTTGAGATTCCAACAACGACAACAACTCTTAACGTTGAATATGAAGAGACTGTCATTGTTGAACTTGGTGTTTTGGGTCCTCAAGGTTTTGAAGGTTCCACTGGACCAACGGGTCCTACTGGTCAATCTATTACAGGAGCAACTGGTGCAACGGGTGAAACAGGTCCTACAGGTTCTCAAGGTTTACAAGGCAATACTGGTGCAACAGGTCCAACTGGCGCTGTTGGTGCTACTGGAGCAACTGGTGATACAGGTGCTACAGGCCCAACTGGTTCGCAAGGTTTGCAAGGTGTCACCGGTCCTACTGGTGATGCTGGACCGACAGGTGCAACAGGTGAGACTGGACCTACAGGCCCACAAGGCATTCAAGGTTTACAGGGTGTAACAGGTTCAACCGGATCAACAGGAGCTACAGGCGACACAGGACCCACTGGTCCTACAGGTGCCGATTCCACTGTAGCGGGTCCTACAGGCCCTACAGGGGCCACAGGAGCCACTGGTGTGGGTGATACTGGCGCTACTGGGGTAACTGGTGCAACAGGACCTACCGGTCCTACGGGTGCTGATGGTTTTCTTGGTGGTACTGGTGCTACGGGTGCAACCGGGGCAACTGGGGCTACTGGTCCAACGGGACCAACAGGTGCCAACGGAACTATTGGTGTTGATGGTGCAACCGGTGCTACCGGTGCTACCGGTGCGACAGGTCCTACGGGTAGTACTGGTCCGACTGGTCCGTTGCCTTTTTATCAGACCACTGACCCTACTGGTGTTACTGTTACTGGTACACTTTGGATTGATTCTGATGGTACTACTACTGGTTTGAATCAGAACGACTATTTGTTGAAGACTGAATTGTATAATGAGGGTATTCATCCGTTTATGTTAGGTGGAATGTAATTATGCCGAAACCAATGTATGTTTGGTCTGGTACACAGTGGGTGAGTGTTGCAACTGAGGTTGAGTCTTTGGCTGGTTTTGCTACTCAATCTTATGCTGACAATGTTCCTGGAACAAGATTAATTGTTCCTACTAGCGTTGCCGTTGGTTCAGGTTCAGGTTCTGTTAACACTAACGGAACTGTTACTTTCAGTGGTGCAAGCACAGTTGCTATTAATGGTGTATTCAGTTCTGCTTACGATAACTATAAAATTGTTCTTAATACTGTTGGCTCTAGTGCTGCAAATATGTGGTTTCGTATGAGAAATAGTGGCACTGATGAAACTGGAAACAGTTATTATTCACAATTGGTTGCAGGAAATAGCACAACAATTTCTGGTTCAAGGTCACAAGCAACTTATGGTTGGGCTGGACAAGTTAACGGCACACAATATGCTGGTTTTGAAGTAGCAATGTATAATCCTTTTAATACAAGAAATACTGTTTGGCATTCTATTAATACTGAAATTAGTGGTGGTGCTTCTGCTGTAAGATTTTATAATTTTACTGGCGCTTTGGCTACAACTACTTCTTATAATTCTTTATTGTTGTATCCAGATAGCGTTAATATTACAGGTACTGTTTCTATCTACGGATTGAAGAACTAAATTGACTAAACCACTTTATTTTTATAACGGTTCTACATTTGAACTCGTAGGACCAACAACACCACAATCACCAATCGCCTACCAAACAAGTGCACCAACAGCACCAGCAACAGGCGACCTGTGGATAGACTCCGACGGGGATGTTGACACATACAACCGTCAACTAACCAGATACTACTTCGTTGCAACAGCAGGACAAACTTCTATCACAGGCATTGACGCAAACGGTTTAACCCTAGCCTATGTGGCTGGGTCTGAGGCTGTGTATGTGAATGGTGCTTTGCAGGTTCGTGGTCAGGATTACACTGCCACTAACGGCACATCAGTTGTTATGTCAAGCGCTTTGGCTGTTAATGATGTTGTTGAAATTTTTGCTTATACTGCGTTCACTGTTGCTAATGCTTACACTAAGTCTGAGACTGATGGTGTGGCTGCTGCTGCGGCAGGGTTGCGTATGGTTGTACCAACATCAGTAGCGGTTGGTAGCGGTACTGGTTCTGTGGATGCTATTGGTAACGTAACATTTAGTGGTGCATCTTCTGTAAGCCTTAATGGTTGTTTTACTAGCACATACGATAATTATAGAATATCTTTTGCAAATATGTCTAACACAGCAAGTGCTAATATTCAGTTAAGATTTCGTGTTTCTGGTGCTGATAATTCAACTTCTAATTATCGTTATGCTGGAAATCAAACTGGAACAGATGGAAGTTCTGGGATTTCTGGTGCTATTACTACATTTATTAGGATTGGTTATCACACAACAGGACAAAGAAACTTTATAACTGGTGTTGATGTAATTAATCCATTTTTAACTATAAATACAGGTACTTGGAACTCTAACTTTGATGGTAGTGGTGCAAACTCTTATGCAACAATGACCACAGGTATGTTTAATGGAGATGTTTCTTTTGACGGTTTTACTGTTTTTCCTGCCTCTGGTAATATTTCTGGCACTATTCGCGTTTACGGTTACAAGGACTAGGGGAGAACAATGACTAGGTCAAGACAAACCGCTGATTGGGGTTCACGTGCAGGGTTGGCTAAGATTGTGCCTTCTTCTGTTGCTGTGGGTTCAGGTACAGGTTCAGCAGATTCTTTAGGAACAATAACCTTTTCAGGTTGTTCAAGTCTTTCATTAAATGGTTGTTTTACATCTACCTACAATTATTATTCAATAATGTTTGTTGGTGATGGTTCTACAACTGCAGCAAATTTACAATTTCGTTTGAGAGTTGCTGGTACTGATAACAGTACTGCAAGTTCTTACATTTCACAATCAGTTCAAGGAAACAGCACTACTGTTGCTGGTGTTAGGGAAACTACTAATTATGGTGTTCTTGGGCAAGTTGGTAGCGGAAACCCAAACGCTTTGGATATGAAACTTTATAAACCATTTTTGGCTGAAAAAACCGCAATACTAGCACAGATGCAACAGGCAGAAGATGTGTCACGTGTTCGCAATGTATCAGGTATTCATAATCAAAATACTTCTTATGATGGAATTACTTTTTTTCCAGGTACAGGAACTTTTTCTGGAAGAATGTCAGTTTACGGTTACAACTAAGAAAAGGAAATAACAATGCCAAAAGAAGCAATAGATATAACCCCAGCAGGAAGCGCAGTACCAGTCTACCTAGAGAGTCCAACTGATGAAGAGTTGGCTGAACGTCAAGCAGAACACGAAGCAAACGAAGCAGCCAAGGCTGCACGAGAAGAAGTTCGCGAATCCGCTCTAGCAAAACTAGCAGCCTTAGGGTTAACAGAAGAAGAACTACAAACCCTATCAGTCTAATTCATTAAGGGGACTAATGAAAATAGCAGCATACACAATTGCATTAAATGAAGAAAAACACGTGATGCGTTGGCTTGAAGGAACAAGAGACGCAGATGTTCGTGTGGTAGTAGACACAGGTTCAACAGACAGAACAGTTGCTTTGCTACAAGCAGCACCAAACGTTATTGTTCACCAAGTGTCAATTAAACCTTTCAGGTTTGATGACGCAAGAAACGCAGCCTTAGCTTTGATCCCTGCTGATGTTGATGTTTGTTTATCACTTGATATGGATGAGATACCAGAGTTTAACTTCTTCCACACCGTTCGCGAAACCTGGGAACCCGACACTGGTCGTGGTTGGGTTTGGTGGGACACCGGTAACAAGTGGAGAAACAACAACAGGTTGCACGCACGTCACGGGTACAGGTGGATTAAACCCTGCCACGAAGTAACCTTCCGTTATGCTGAGGGTGAAGAGAAAACTTTAGAATACGATTTGACAGTGTTTCATAAACCTGATGACACTAAAGCAAGAACCTATTATTTACCGATGCTTGAAGCAGCAGTGCACGAAGACCCACGCGATGCACGAATGTGGGCCTACCTGACACGCGAATACTATTTTCATCGCAAGTGGGAAAAAGTTATTGAGTCTGCTTTTGCCACATTAAACGCTGGTGGTTGGTATGTTGAGCGTTCTGCTGTGTGTCGTGCTGCAGGTCAGGCTTCACAGGAACTTGGTAATAAAGATAACGCTTTACAATGGTTTCAAAGGGCAATCAAAGAGAACCCTAACGAGTTAGAACCTTGGTTTAGTTTTGCACAGTTCTCATACACTGTTGGCAACTGGCAGGGGTGCTGGGACGCTGCAAGTAAAGTTAATGAACTTGAACCACAAACCCACTACCTGAACGATAAGAGTGTTTGGGATTGGCGTTGCTACGATTTGTTATCAGTTTCCGGTTGGCAACTTGGTAAAAAAGATGAAGCATTAAAGTTTGCAAAGATGGCTGTTGAGGCTAACCCAACGGACGGGCGCTTACAGGATAACTTGAAGTGGTTGGAGGAAAACTATGTCGCTACACAGGCAGAGAACCCATCCTGAGTATGTTGAAGGATGTTTTGGTTGTAAGGCTTCCACGTTAGAGTTGCATCCTGGTGATGCAGCACATATGCGTGTTGTTCCCCGTAAGAAGTGGGACGCTGAACTTAACGCTTACGCTGATGCTAGGAAGCAGGGTATTCAACCTGCTGGCACAAGTATGAAAGCAGTTAAGGATGCTGTTACTGCTAGTGAAAATCTTGGTAAACCATATAACGGGGAGAAGATGGCCCCGGCTCATAGGCTTGCCAATAAGAAGGTAGCAAAAGCTATCTCTAAGTTAGGAATATAAATATGTGTTACGAATGTGGATGTTACGGTGCTGTCAACCCTTACGGTGTTGGCGGTTCCGCTGTGAATAATCCTGCTAAGGCATCTGGTAAAACTCCTGCCCGCAGACCTGAACCAAAGTATGTTGAAGTTGGAGAATACTCTAACGAACCAAAGAAGAGCAAATAATGCCGTACAGTAAATATTCTAAGAAACAAAAAGGTTTAGCTGCAATGGCTGATCCACGTAAGAAGATTACTGGTGCTGATTTGAAGAAGGCTAAGAAAATGTCTTCTATGAAGAAAATGGGTAAGACTAAGTAATATGGCTAAATCTGCTGCTTGGCAACGTAAAGAAGGCAAGAACCCTAAAGGTGGTTTAAACGCCAAAGGTCGTGCTTCATACAACAAGGCTACTGGTGGAAACCTAAAGCCCCCTGTTAAAGCAGCAGAGGCCAAAAAATCACCTAAGTCTGCTGGTAGACGTAAGTCTTTCTGTGGGCGTATGTGTGGTATGAAGTCTAAACTGACTTCAGCTAAAACTGCACGTGATCCTAATTCACGTATAAACAAATCACTAAGAGCTTGGGACTGTAACTGTAAATGAAAAAAGTATGGGAAACAAAGAATCCTAAAAAGAAGTCAACAAAGTTAACACCGGCTAAGAAGGCTGCTGCTAAAGCACGTGCCAAAAAAGCTGGTCGTCCTTATCCTAATTTGATTGACAATATGGCTGTTGCTAGAAAGAAGAAATAATGACTTACGGTTTTGATGGCTCAACTTTGGTTGACGAATTAAACAGGCTTGCTAATGGTGGTGCGTCTTATCCTTCACGCACAGTTTATCTTGACCAGGCTGGTGCTGCAAACAAATGGGCTGGCACAACCGGTTTAGAAATCCTTGGTGCGCTTAATCAGAAAGCACAAGCAGGACGTAGCCCTAAAGACTACAAAGGTTTAAACGCTGTATGTAATGAACTTGCAGGAACATCTGGCCTTGAAGCCATTCCTGCTCTAAGAGAGGTTGCTTCCTAATGCCATCATTTTCTGACCTTGTTGACGAAACACTTATTGCCCTATCTGGGTACACTCAACGCCAAGACCAGTCAACTTATTTAACTGCTGCTATGACTGACACACAACTTACTATGACTGTGTCTGATGCTGCCACTTTATCTAAAGGCCTTGTTGAGGTTGGCGATGAACTTATGTGGGTTGAGTCTTTTGACCGTGCCACTAACGTTGCAACCATTGCACCTTACGGTCGTGGATTTAGATCCACACAAAAAGCTCCACATAATATTGGTGACAGAGTCACTATCTCCCCAAGTTTTCCTAAAGATGTTATCCGTAAACAATTGAACAACTCTGTCACTGGTGTGTTCCCTGACATTTTTGGTGTGTTCTACACAACATTTAATTTTATCTCAAGCCAAAACACTTATGAACTTCCTTCAGAAGCTGACGAGATCCTACAGGTTATGTGGCAAACAACAGGTCCAACACAAGAATGGTTGCCTGTCAGACAGTATTCTATTAACAAGAACGCCTATGTTGGTACTTTTAATACTGGTAAAACAATTAGTGTTTATGATGGTATTGTTCCTGGTCGTACTGTTCACGTGGTTTATTCACGTCAACCACAGGAAATGTATTTGTCATCAGATGATTTTGAGGATGTAACCTATTTGCCTGCGTATGCTAAGGAACCTGTTGTGTTGGGTGCTGCGTACCGTGTTGCAGGTTATCTGGATGTTTCTCGTTTACCAGGTCAAACTGCTGAGGTTGACCAGATAGATCAGGCTTCACCTATTGGTTCTGGTGGAACTGTTACTAGGGCTTTGTTTCAACTTTATCAGCAAAGGCTTACTGTTGCGTCTAAACGTCAGCAGGAAGATTTCCCAATTCGCGTAAGATATGGAAGGTAAGTAATGTCTGTTAATCGTTATTATTCGTCTACCGCTATTGACACCACTTTAACTGGTGCTGTTGATGCTTCTGGTACTTCTATCACTGTTGCTTCTGTGTCAGGGTTTCCTGCCTCGTATCCTTATACTTTGGCTTTGAGTTATGACACTGCTGGTGAGGAACTTGTTAATGTTACGGCTGCTGCTGGTACCACGTTAACTATTGTTCGCGGTCAGGATGGTACTGCTGGTACTGCTCACGATGCTGGTGCCCAGGTTAAGCACGTTGCTTCTGCACGTGATTACCGTGAACCACAAGAACACATTGCTGCTTCTTCTGCTGTGCACGGTGTTACTGGTTCTATTGTTGGTACAACTGATTCACAAACTTTAAGCAATAAGACTTTAACTACCCCAACTATTGGATCTTTTGTTAACGCAACACACGCTCACACTGCTGCTGCTAGTGGTGGAACATTAACTGCTGGTGCTGTCTATTATGGATTTAACGCTAACACAGGTAACTACACTTTAGCTTTAAGTGACCAAGGTAAAGTGTTACCTTTTAGCACAACTTCTACAGGAACCATTACTATTCCTTTGAATAGTTCTGTGGCTTTCCCTACTGGTTCTGTTGTTAATTTTATTCAAACAGGTACTGGTCCTATTTTGATGACTGGTGCTTCAGGTGTAACTATTCAATCAGAGAACAGTAAATTAAAACTTAAAGCACAGTATGCTGTTGCTGGTGTTTTGAAAACTGATACTGATACTTGGGTTGCTTTCGGTAACTTGGTGTCTTAATGATTATTCTTGGTTCTCAAGGTTCAGCAGGTTTTGAAGCAACTGGTGGCACTATCACCACTTATTCTTCTGGTGGTGTTGATTACAAGGTTCATTCTTTTACATCTACAGGTGACACAACTTTTAGTGTGCTTTCTGGTGGTGATTGTGATTACCTTATTGTTGCCGGTGGTGGTGGTGGCGGAGGTGGTCCTAGTGATTCAGGTGGCGGCGGCGGTGGCGCAGGTGGTTTTCTTACTGGTTCTTTAAATAATATTGCTGCAGGTTCTTACACTATTACTGTTGGTCCTGGTGGTAGCGGTGGTAATACTTCTAACGCTCAAGCAACAAATGGTGGTAATTCTTCAGGACTTGGTTTTACTGCTACCGGTGGTGGTGGTGGTGACAGGGTTAACCAAACTGGTAACAGTGGTGGTTCCGGTGGTGCCGGTAATGGTACAGGAACAAGTGGTCAAGGTAATAATGCTGGACCAACCAGAGGTCAAGACCAAGGTGGTTCTGGTGGTGGCGGTGCCGGTGGTGCTGGTTCTGTTGGTTCTGCTGGTGTTGGTTTAACTAATTCTTTGCGTACTGGTTCTGCTGTTACTTATGCTGGTGGTGGTGCTGGTGGTAACGGTTTTGCTTCTCCTGCTGGTGGTGGTGTTGGTGCTGCTGCTGTTACAAGTGGTGGTGCACAACAGGGTGGTTCTGCATCTGCTAATACCGGTGGTGGTGGCGGTGGTGCTTTGAACGATGTTGAAGGAAGCGGTCAAGGCGGTAGTGGTGGTTCAGGAATTGTTGTTATCAGATATAGAACAAACTAAAGGAAAAAAATATGTCAAGTACTTATAAAGTCTTAGCGCAATCAGCGCCAAGCGCAACAACAAACACAGACGTTTACACTGTTGGATCAGGTAAGTCAGCTGTGGTTTCTACTATCACGGTGTGTAACCGTTCGGCTTCTGCTGCCACGTATCGTATTGCGATTCGTGTTGCTGGTGCAACGTTGGCTAATGAGGATTATATTGCTTTTGGTGCTACTTGTCCGGCTAACGATATGATTGCTTTGACTCTTGGTTTGACTTTGGCTGCAACAGATGTTGTTACTGTGTATGCTTCTTCTGCTGATTTGAGTTTTGGTTTGTTTGGCAGTGAGGTTGCTTAGTGGCTATTAATCGTCTTAATCCTGATTATCCGGATGCTGGGATAGTTCAACTTATGCCGTCTTCGGTTGCGGTTGGTTCTGGTTCTTCTACTGTTAATGGTAATGGTCAAGTATCTTTTAGTGCTAGTTCTAGTGTGTCTTTAAATGATATTTTTAGTTCAACTTACACAAATTACAAAATACTAATAGATACAGATTCAACGGAAGCAGATACTGCTTTAACTATGCGTATGAGGGTTTCAGGTGCAGATAATTCTTCTAATAATTATCGTTGGGCTTCTGGATATAAAGACACAGGTGCTGGAGCAATTGCAGGACAAAGTGGTTCAGGTTTAACAAGTTCTTTTAGAGTTATGGCGCATTCCTCTAGTGGTAGAAGTTTTAGCTCTTTAGATTTTTTTAATCCTTTTACAGCAGAAGAAACAGGTTATGTAGGTAATTATTTTCAAATTGCTTCAAGTGGTTTTGCACAATTTGTTGGTGGTAATATGTCTGTAACAACTTCTTACACAGGTTTTACTTTAATTACATTGGCTGGAACTATGACTGGTTCAGTTTCCGTCTACGGGTATAGGAATTAATTATGGCTATTGGTAGAATAAACGCAACACTGTCCGGTGTGCAACCTGGTGGGTTGGCTAAGATTGTTCCAACGTCTGTGGCTGTTGGGTCTGGGTCTGGGTCTGTTGACGCTAACGGAAACGTAAGTTTTAGTGGTGTATCAAGTATTAGTTTGAATGATGCATTTAGTGCAACGTATAGAAATTATCGCATTGTATTAAATCATACAAACAGTAGTGAAGCAGGAATTTTAATGAGATTAAGAGTATCAGGTTCAGATAACTCTTCAGCAAATTATGGACGTGTAAGGTTTAATAATAGAGCAGGTTCAAGTGGTTCTACTGGTGGAAATACTGAAACCTCTTGGTTAGTTAATAGTGGTTCTAATGCTAGAAAAGGAAACAGTGTTATAGATGTTTCTGATACTTTTACAACTGAAAATGCTTCATATGTTAGTTTAGGAAGTAGTAATAACGGAACTAACACTTATGGTGATTTTTGTGCAGGAAATATGTCTGTAACAACTTCATATACAGGTTTTACTTTTTTTCCAGAAGCCACTTCTACAATCACAGGTTCACTTTCAATTTATGGTTACAACTAAGGAGAAACAAATGACACTACAAGTAACAAAAAACATAATAACACGCTCACTAGCACTATTCATATCTTTTGCTTTACCATCCGTAGGCGTAGGAGCATTCGCTGGTGTAGAACCAGTCAAAGCAGCAGCAATCGCCGGTGGCCTAGCCATCGCAGGTGTAGTAACAGATTTGGCCAGAGAGTTCCTAAAAGACGGAGACCTCACATTGGCAGAAGTTGATGAAGTGTTTAAAAAAGCATCAAAAGGTAAAGGTGGCAAATAATTGGCCTCACCAATCGCTAACGGAAAAATAACCACACCATACGGCAAAGCCGGTAAGATGTGGAAGTCAGGAAAACACACTGGTGTGGACTATGCTGTGCCAACTGGTACAGATATTCTTGCAGCCTGTGATGGGACAGTACAAGGTAACAACTGGGGGAAAGCCTACGGCAAACAAGTAATTGTTAAAGCCAATATTAACGGTAAAGACCTTTGGATGATATATGCTCACTGTTCGGAAACTTTTGTTAAACCTGGAGCCAAGGTTAAAAAAGGTCAACATATTGCTGAATCTGGGAATACTGGTAACTCAAGTGGTCCTCATCTTCATTTTGAAGTAAGAGACGGTGCACGCTGGTCAGCATCTAAGGACGTTGACCCTAAAGACGTTTTAGCGGTTTAATTGTTTAGACACTTCTCTAGCGTTTTCGCTATAGTTGTGTTAACAATTTTTGTGGCACAACCATCTTACTCTGATGATGTAACAATTAACTTAGATAACATTACCCCTTTTGTGGATGTGCCGGTTACTGTCACTGAACCTGTTGATGCAACAATTCAAACAACTACTGGCACACCACAAACTAATCCTGGGTTCATTGATTCTTGGATTGAACTATGGCAAGGTGCTATCAAACTTGCTGCTAATGATGATGGTGCACATAGTGCAACCAATGTTTTAGCTTCTATTATCACTATGCCTTTAGTGGCTGGTGAATATTTTATTCGTGCAACTTCTTTTGCTTATGCTTGTTGTGTTCAGTTCCCTACTGGGTCTTATTTGTTGTCTACCAATTTATTAGTAAATACGCCAAGCCCATCACCGACAGTGACAGAACAGACACCAGAGCCAAGCCCTTCGCCAACTGAAAGTCTGACACCTACTCCAAGCCCATCTGAGACTTCAAGTGTGCAACCATCTCTTGAGCCTTCTCCGACTCCTTCAGAGACTCAGTCACAACCAGAGAGTCTTCCCGATCAAGATAATTCTCCAGTGGTTCAACCGTTTCCAGAGATTTTGCCAGACGAGCTAGTTGTAGAACCTCAAGAATCTGTGGTTCCAGTTGAGCCAGACGTTTCAGAGCTACCTGTTGAGGACTTAACATTTATTGACGACCTTTCAGTTGTTGACGAAGTTGTACAAATTCCAGAATATTTTGTACAAGATGATTCATTAAGTTTGCCAGAGTCAGTCCAACAAATATTTGAATCCATAAGTTCTGCATTAGAGTCCATTCCTGGTGGCGAGCAAGTTCTTGCTGCCGCCCAATTTGTTAATAATCTTGGTTCCGAGTTCACACCTGAGGAACGCCGTGAGGCGCAGCAGGTAGTTCTTGGTGCAATTATCGTATCACAACTAGCAAACCCTAGGAGGGTTAAATGAAACGTGTCTTGTCCTTTCTTGGACGACACTTCCGTGCCTGGTTCGCAGAGTCCTTTACACTTGTAGGTCTGCTTATCGCTTGGATTGTGCTTCCACCCGGTGATACCCGAGGTGTTGTTGGTGTTGCCATTGTTTTTGCTTTTCTTTTCTGGACCTTATCTGAGGTCACGTTTGAGGATGAGGACAAAAAGTAATGGTTTTGGAGAATGCAGCTATGTTTGCCACCGCTCTTGCAGGTGTAGTAATTGTTGTGTCTGCTTTGGCTTGGGTGTTTAAAAACTGGTTAAAAAATTATTTGCAGGAATTGAAACCTAATGGTGGATCATCTATGGCTGATTCTATTAAACGTATTGAGCAACGCATTGACTATTTGACTGAACAAATGATGGACCATCTGAAGGGACATAATGGCAACTGAGAGCATTACCGAACCGATTGTTAACCCTATTGGGCTTGCAGGTTCTTCAGCACAACTTTACACAAACACAAGCAACATTTACGATGTTGCAATAGGTGGACAACCCTTCCTATTGGCAGCATCTGACAGGTTTCCTTACCAAAGACAAACAGCTACTTATCGTAAGCAACAGTTTGATAACACTAAAGAAGTTGGTGAGCAATCTTTTGAGGGTTGGTGGTTGAGAAGCCAGTCTTCTTTTCATCTTGGTACTGGTATCAATTATCTTGACCCTTATCTTTCTGAGAATGTTCAGTACCGTTTTAATGATTCTGCTGGTGTTGATGTTTGGACACCTGGCCAGGTCAGTATGCTCCCTGATACAACAAATGTTTTTACCTTATCTGACAATATTAATATGTTTGGTGCTATTGATTCATTAGACCAAGACTGTGTGTTTGTTTCAGATGATGCTGTTCTTACACGCATCCCTGCCAGTGGCACTGGTGCAACAACTATTGCTTATGGTGGTTCAGGTTCTGACATAACTTCCCTTGCACAAGACGGTTTAAATTATTATGCAGCAAATGCAACAAATATTTATCGTGGTGCTTTAACAGGTACCGGTGCAACAGGCACAGCATATTACCCAACTAATAACACAAAGGTTGTTATAGCCTATGTAAAGCAACGTATTGTTGCTGGTATTGGTGAAAAGATTTACGAAATAACACAAACACGTGGTGGCACTAACCCTGACGCTTCAGATGCCAGGTACACACATCCTGATACTGGTTGGACTTGGTCTTCAATTGTTGAAGGACCTCAAGCAGTTTATGCCTCAGGTTATCGTGGTAACAATTCATCTATTTTTAAATTTACTTTATCCAGTGTTGGTGTTATGCCAACATTAACTAATGCTGTTACTGCAGCAGATTTTCCTGATGATGAACACGTTACTTCTCTTGGTGTTTATCTTGGAACATATATGATGATTGGTACCAATAAAGGTATCCGTGTTGGTATCCTTGATGCTAACGGTGACATCAGTTATGGTCCTTTAACTTACGAAAAATCTGATGCTTCACACACAACATCTTTTGCTTTTGAGGACAGGTTTGCTTACGCAACTGTAACCAACAATATTGATGGTAAGTCTGGTTTGATTCGTATTGATTTGTCACAAGAAGTTGAACCTGGTCGTTATGCTTATGCTAAAGATTTATCATCAGGTGTTACAGGTAATTGTCGTGCTGTTGCTTTCATTGGTGACACAGGCCGTGCAGCGTTTGCTGTTGCAGGTTCAGGTGTTTACTTTGAACATCCCACAAATAAAACCCCAACAGGTTTCTTGGACACAGGTTTCATCAGGTATGCAACTATTGAGAAGAAATATTTTAAGTTAATCAAACCAAGGTTTGACACACCAATGTTTGGTTCTTGTACTATTTTGACAAAAGAAATAGATGGTGATGTTAACTCAATCATTACGATTGCAAATAGCACACCTGCTTTGAACACTGATCTTGCAACAAATGTTGCACAACCTCAAGAGGAACTTGCTTTCAGGTTTATTTTTAACCGTGACGCAACTGACATAACTAAAGGTCCAGTGTTTGATGGATACCAAACTAAATCTCTTCCTGCTGTTAACCGTGCACGACAATTAACTATTCCTTTGGTTAATTACGATTTTGAAACAGACCGTTACGGTGTTCAAAATGGTTATGAAGGTCGTGCGTTTGTTAGGTTACAAGAATTAGAAAACCTTGAAGCTGCAGGTGACACTGTGGTGATTCAAGATTTCACTACTGGTGAGCAGGTTACTGGTTTGATTGAGCAGTTAAGTTTTGAACGTACCACCCCAGCTGACCGTAGGTATTCTGGTTTCGGTGGTATCGTGTACGTTTCTGTAAGAACAGTTTAAGACCCTTAAATGGGGGGTAGACACGCCGTGTTTTAGCCCCTTTTAAGCCAAAATTAGCCCCTATTAGGTGCTGAGGGTACAACTATGTATCCCCGCCCCTTTTAGGGGCTTATTTTTGTTTTTTAGGTACATTGATTTTTTACTGTATTTACTACTCGGAACCGCCCAAAGCGGTTCCTCGTTAACGGGTCGCTCGCACATACTCACCGGCTCGCTCCGAGTATAATCTTAATAAAATTATAATAGCAAACGACACGCTTTTGGCGTGTCTTCAAACGAATTACAAACTTGTGATATTGTGACTGGTATGGAAACACAAATTGGACACAGAAGTTTCAGCTCTTTCACATCTTGGATGAGATGTGGTAAAGCTTGGGAACTTGAAAGAAAGATACAAGCACCACAATCACCTGCTTGGTATTTTGTTGGTGGTTCTGCTTTTCACGAAGCAGTAGAAAAATACTTGCGAGACAATGAAACACATTGATGAACTGCAGCCAACCGGCCCACAGTTCAATCTCAGAGGTATACCCACGCATGTTTGTTTATGTGGATCAAAAGTCTGGGATGTTAAATGTATGTTTGAAGAAAACGAAATCTCAATGTATTTTCTGGATATGCACTGTGCGTCATGTGGTAGTCCAGCAACTGCACCGACTCCAGAATTGGATTGTGAATGACTAAACAAATAGCAGAGAAGTATTGGCAAGAAACATTTCAAAAACTTATTGATGCCGAAGTTGTTAAAACAGATACCATTCCCTCAGAGTGGCGTGCTGGTGGTCGTGCAACTAAGGCATATCCTAATAAAGAAAATGACATCTGGTGGTCTGACAATGGACCAAAGATGGTTGATAATTTTATTCAATGGTGGCACAATTCTAAATGGTCTATCTATTATGGTAAAAGCAACACACCACATATTGAAGCCGAATACAATGTAAAGTTTGGTAACGTACCAGTTAAAGCATTTGTTGATTTAATTGCTGTAACACCAGATGGTGAACTTGTTGTAGTTGATTACAAAGCTGGTGCTTACATGCCGGACTACAATATGCAACTTGGTTTATACGCTTGCTGTATGGAAATAACAGAAGGCATAAGACCAAACAAAGGATTCTTCTATAATGCTCGGCAGGGTATCATGGAAGATGCAGGTGACTTGTCACGTTGGACAATACCGGTGTTTACCGAATTGTTTAGACAATTTGAGAAAGCACTTGAGCTAGAAATTTTTTTGCCAAATATTGGTATGACTTGTAAGTCATGTTCAGTGGCAAAATACTGCTATGCTTCTGGTGGGGAGTTAGCAGATAAGTATGACCCACTTGCATCTATAGATCAAGGAGAAACAAAATGAGTGCAGACACACCAGGAGTGAAGACGCAACTTAACTTCAAAACCTCACAAGGTACATTAGTTAACGTTTATCTTTATTCATATGACGAAGATGAAATCAGAACAGCATTAGGAGCAATCGCTAATGTTACACCTGATATTAACGCAGTTGAAACACTATACAACGCACAAGGTGCTTTGAGAGAAGCACTTAACGCTACACCTATTGAACAACCAAGAATGCAATCAACATCAAATGATGGTGCAAAGGCTTGTAAACACGGTGGAATGACATTCCGTACTGGTCAAAGTGCTAAGGGACCTTGGAAAGGTTACTTTTGTCCTTCTCCAAAGGGCACCGTAGATCAATGCGAACCTCAATTTATCCGTTAATACAAGAACAATAAGAGAAGGGAGTAACTTTGTTAACAATCAAACAGGCGGCTGTCCGTCATTTGGATGAACCACAGTTGCTCCCTGATCTTTTTCCTTCGTTAAAACAAGAAGGTATTAGATTTAGACGTGGACAAGTAACAATGATTGCTGGTCAACCTAACTCTGGTAAATCTTTACTTGCACTTTTTTATGGCATCAAAGCCAACGTTCCAACACTTTATATTTCAGCAGACACAGATGCCTATACCACATCTATTCGTGCTGCAGCTGTTATCACAGGGCATATGGCCTCAAGTATTGAAGAATCACTTAAGAATGACGGTGCTGATTTTTATACCAAAGAATTAGCATCACTTAAAAAGATTGAATTTTGTTTTGACCCTTCCCCTACATTGGATGATGTTGATTTAATGGTTAAGGCTTATGGTGAGAAGTATGGCGAATGGCCTCACCTAATTATTATTGACAACCTCATGAACGTTAGTGCTTTGCACGATAATGAGTGGACTGGTATGCGTGACATTATGAAAGCCTGTCATCACATTGCTCGCGAGACTGACTCAGCAATTTTTATTTTACATCACACATCAGAAGCAGAGGGTGATCCTTTGTTTCCACCATCAAGACGTGCTATACAAGGTAAAGTTTCACAACTGCCTGAGATGATTTTGACTGTTGCAATGGAAACCGAGCAATCAGAATTTCGTATTGCTTGTGTTAAAAATAGGTTTGCTAAACACTCTGCTATGGGCGATAGGTGGATAGCATTAAAGGTAGATGCAAGTCGTATGAAACTGTCCGATGAAGGACTAATTGATAAAGCTAAAAGATATAACGGAGTCATGAGTGGTCAGACACAACTTTAAGAGAAGAGTAAGCAATGTCGGCTAAAAATAAAGCCAAAGGTTCTAAGTTTGAAACAGATGTAATGAAATGGTTACGCTCTAAAGGCTACACAGCTGAACGTTTACGTCAGGCTGGTGCAAAAGATGAGGGTGATCTTGTTGTTTATGTTGCAGGTACACCATATCTGTTTGAATGTAAGGCAACGAAGAAATTTGATTTGCCACAATTCTGGCGTGAGCTACAAGCAGAAGTAGTTAACTATGCTGAGGCTAGAGGAATAACTGTTGGTCCTATTGGTTACGTTGTTGTTAAGAGACGCAACGGTGGTATTGAAGATGCTTGGGTTATTCAATCACTGGATCAGTGGAGTAAACAATATAAGCCGTGAGACCTAAACTATTAGATTTATTTTGTGGTGCTGGTGGAGCCAGTATGGGGTATCATCGCGCTGGTTTTGATGTAATCGGTGTAGATGTTAAAAGACAAAAACGTTATCCTTTTGAGTTTATCCAAGCAGATGCCAGAGATGTTCTTCGTGACCACGATTTTACAAAGTCTTTTGATGCTATCCACGCTTCACCTCCTTGTCAAATGTTTTCTAATGCAAGTAATTTAGCTAAAGGGCAAGACAATTATGTTTCCAAAGTTAATATGATTCCTTTAACTAGAGAAGGTTTAATGATGACTGCTCGCCCTTGGATCATTGAGAATGTTCCAGGAGCACCATTAGAAAACCCAATAACATTATGTGGTTCATATTTTAAGATAGGTGTTAGAAGACACAGGCTGTTTGAATCTGGTGAATTTACCATTAAAGGGGTAGAGTGTGACCATAAATCTCAACCTAAAATAGTTGGTGTTTATGGAAAGCTTAGAGATAAGATTCCTGGCGGCGGCAAAACTGCTGACAGTATTGAAGAAGCAAGAGAAGCAATGGGCATTGATTGGATGATCTGGACAGAGATCGTTGAAGCAATACCACCTGTTTACACAGAGTATTTAGGAAAGCAACTGATTGAGGTAGTATGACCGGTAATCATGATATGGTTATGGTACTCAATCATTACGGAACTAAATGTAGTGACGGAAGAAGTTGGCAAAGCATACGTTGTGTTTTGCACAAAGATACACACGCTTCAGCTTCAATAAGTCCAGATAGAGAAATGTATTTTTGTTTTGTCTGTGACTTTGAAGGAAATGTGTATCAGTTAATAATGGAAAAAGAAGGGTTGGATTACCAAGATGCTATCAACAGAGCAGAAATTATCACTAACGGAAACCGCAAAGCGGTATCATCAAACTTTAAGCAACGAGGCAGTCTATTACCTCAAATCAAGGGGTATAGACCAAAAGGTCGCAGATACATTCCTGCTCGGTACAGTGACTGATCCGGTTGCTGGCCATGAACATGGCACAGGTTGCTTATCTATTCCATACATCACTGGCTCTGGTGTTGTTGGTATTAAGTTTCGTAAGATTGATGGAACTAATCCAAAATATATATGGCCTACTGGGCAAAAGATTGGTATGTTTAACGTTGAAGATCTTAAAATAGATACCGACACTATAGCCATTTGTGAGGGAGAGATTGATACAATGGTTTTGTCAGGGTTATGTGGTATACCAGCTGTTGGTGTTGCTGGGGTCACACAATGGAGAGAATGGTTTCCTATGATGCTTGAAGGATACAAGCGCATATTTATTTTTGCAGACAACGACCTCAAAGAAGATGGTCGCAATCCCGGTATGGAACTTGCTAAAAGAATTAAAGAAGATCTACGTAATGCAATAGTTGTTAATCTTCCTGAAAACAAAGATGTTAATGATGTGTATTTAAGTGAAGGTCCTGATTGGTTTAAGGAGAAGATCGCATGACAACAATCATTGGTATTCAAAAACCAGACCATTGTTTACTTGTAGCAGACTCACGTACCACAGACGAGGGTGGTCGTGCTTACTCTCATCCAACAGTTGCAAAGATAACTAAACGTGGCAAGTTTATTATTGCTGGTTCAGGATTAACACAGCCATGCGACATCGTGCAACATATGTGGAAGCCACCATCACCACCGGCACACGCTTACAAAGATTTATATCATTACATGATTGAATCAGTTGTGCCATCAATACGTGTGGCATTAACAGTTAATGGTTATCAACCAGATAAAGATTCAACCGAGCAAGACTTTGTTTTTCTTATTGCTATTAAAGGAACTATATTTGAATTAGATGAAACACTTTCAGTATTAATGCGAGATGATGGGATCTATGGTGTTGGGTCTGGAGCTCCTTACGCCATCGGTGCTCTTCATGCTGGGGCTACATGGAGGCAAGCCATGCAGATAGCGGTGAAAAACAACGTGTTCACCGCTCCCCCTTTCATTACGCATAAGCAGTCCAAATGATTCAAGCCTTTGTTGGTGGACCATTTGACGGAGATGAAATAACAGAAGATATGGAAGGGATAGATGAAGTACAAATTTATCTACTCAACGAAAGGTCGGAAAAGATTTCGGTCTACGTATACTCGCAAGATGACGAAACAGGAAACTATATCTATGACGGAGAGTTTGCTCCCGAAGAACTGGAAGAGGAAGAAGATGAATAATGACACAAGTGGAATGGGAACAAGTCCTAATGCTTCTAATGAAGCAGGGATTCAAGATAGTAACGCACAACAGATTAACGGAAACAATAACCGTAAAGCTCCCACACGCTTCTTCTACGAACACCCAGCAGTTAAAGATCACGGAAGTGGCATAGCTTTAAATGATTTAACATCCTTTATGGAATCGTTTAACGATTATGTAATGAGTCGTATCAAAGGTGTTGGTGCTGACCAGTATATGAAATCAACAGGGCAACTATTTGAAACATTTACTGTTCAGGAAACGGTTGATGAGTTGCTCGCAGAACTTGCTGACACTATTGCTTACACAAATTTTATTGCTATCAAAGTGATAGCACTATCAAATGCAATTAAGGACAAACAATGAAACGCATAGTAGTGCTATCGGATATGCAAATACCTTTGCATGACAAGAAAGCAATAAAGGCTGTAGTGAGGTTTGTTAAAGATTATGAACCGGATGAACTTTTTTGTGTGGGTGATGAAGCTGATTGCTTAGCACCAGCACGCTGGTCTAAAGGATATGCTGCAGAACACAGCAACTTACAAAGAGACCTTGATGAAACCACACGCATTATGGGTGAGTTTCGTGAAGCATTAGGAGACTATCCTTTTCATCTTATGAGATCAAATCACGGAGATCGCATACAGAGATACATAGAACGAGATGCACCAGCACTCGCAACATTAAGAGACTTGAAGTATGAAAAATTATTAGGCTATCGTGATTTAGAAATTACTTATCACAATAAACTTTGGAACTTTGCTCCAGGTTGGGTAATGGGTCACGGTGATGAAGGACCAACCAGTAGATATTCTGGTGGCACAGCAATGTCACTGGCTAAAAAGATTGGTATGAGTGTCGTTTGCGGCCATACGCATAAGCTCGGATACCTACACGAAAATAAATCTTTCAATGGGAAGTATGTTTCAAGTCTTTATGGTTTTGAAGTTGGAAATATGATGGACTTAAAGCAAGCGACCTACCTTAAGGGAGGAAGCGCCAATTGGCAAACAGCTTTTGGTTTGCTGTATATACACAATGGCAAAGTAACACCAGTACCAGTACCAATAATGAATAACTCATTCGTAGTAGAAGGAAAAGTATACAAATGGTAGAAGAAGACAAGTGGATTAAAGATGTAGCAGATATAGCACAAACTGTTGCCTACACAATTACACGAAACTACAAGGGTTATGCAGAAGTAGATGACGTTAAACAAGAGTTACTTGAATGGTCACTCAAGCGTGCAGATAAAATACAAGAGTGGCTATCAGAAGATCTAAGTAAACAAGAGTATCGCCTTGGTATTAAGCGTTTAGCTAAAACATTTAATCGTATGGCTGATAGATATTGTCGTAAAGAGAAAGCCAAGAAACTTGGTTACTATGTACACGATGAAGCATTTTATTCAACATCATTGGTTGAAGAATTATTACCAATGGCATTTAGTAATGAATTGATAACAAAAGATCCAGCAAGTGAGTTTGTTTCTAATGGTGGGGGAGACCCTGCTACAGCAGGATCATTTCTAGCATCAATGTATGACATGCGTATTGCTACCAAAAAGCTAACCATAGAATTATACGAGATCCTTCGTATGCGCTATGAAGATGGCATGAACTTAGCAACCATTGGTGAGATTTTAAATCTTTCCGAATCAACCATAAGTCGTAAAGTTAATACTGCTGTTAGACAGATCAGTAAAGAACTTGGTGGCGAATCACCTTGGAATTAACGCAAAACATTACATCACTGAGGAACATACATAAAAATAAAGATGTGTATGTGCTTGGTTCAGGTGCAACCCTAAACTTTATTGACCCAAAATTTTTTCACAAAAAGATAACCGTATGTGTTAATGATGTTGGTGAAGTATACTTACCTACCACAAAATATATTGTGACCAAGTATCATCCTGAAGCAAAAAAGTTTGCACAACAGATGCCTGATGTTAATGTTGTTGTTAGTCGTGGCAGTCTTGGTGGGGAGTACACATCAGCCTTACCAGCGTTAAAAAACTTGTATACTTTTAGTCATAATATGAATAAGGATGCTTCAACAAGTGTGACAACTGATTGGCCAGTAGAAGATGACAGTTTGTATGTGTCTTGGTCAAGTATCACCTCGGCTATGCATTTCGCTGCGTATTTGGGTGCTAAGAATATTATTATGGTTGCCCACGATTGTGGTGAACTTGATGATAAAGGTTGGGTTAGTGGTTATCCTGTTGAAAGTTGGGATAAAACTAAAATTGAGGAAGCCAAGGAACGAAACAGAAAGTTTGAGATACAATCAATAGCAGTTAAAGGTAAACTTAAACAGTTGTATGGTTGTAACATTTATAGTCTTAACCCTTTCATTAACTACAATCTTGAGGGTGTCAAATATCGTAGTTACAACGAAATTAATTAAGCTTTTTTAATAACATCTTTCCACTTCTCAAAGAAGTAATCTTCGTCAGCTTCAGTAAGTTTTACTAACTCTGGGTTGTCTCTGGTTAATTCATTGCCATGAATATGTCTAACCATTGCTGGTACATGAGCCACACCACCTGCTCTACGTGCTTGAATATCAAGATCTCTGTCACCATACCACCAACGATACTTTTCATCTGGTCTAACATCTGAAGCTAAATCTAACACCCAACAATAACCACACACGTGACCTTCAAATGGGAAAGGATAACCCAATGGCGCTTCAACTGATGCCATTGCGTTAGCAATTTTATTTAATGGATCACCAGCAATGCGAACATCATCATTAAGAACAGCAACATAA